AAGGGTGGTCTTCCCTCAGGATGAAAGCGAGTCTGCCGCTTGTGTCAAACGGCTCTGCTTTCCACTCTGTCGCCCAGTTTGTGCCTGCGCCGGGTGCGAAAGCCGCCGCAAGGTTGGCAATGTTAGTGCCACGGACTATGACATACAGGTCGCTGTCGCCCGCGTCTTCGTGCTTGAAGATGACATAATACTTTGCGCCGTCATCATTCGCGATGCCGCCGAGAACGGTCAGCTCTGCGCCCGAGGTGCTGTCGTTGGTTGTGTCAGCTGTTGAAATCAGCTTGTCAAGCAGACCTGTTTTGTAGTCGATAAGACCGAACGCGAGAGAAACGGTTTCGTCTGTTGCGATGGTCTTTGTGACCTCGCCGTAATCGTCTTTCTCGGTGTAGGTCGTCTTGGAGTAGTTAAGGGTCGCGCCGCTCTTGATGTGACCGATAAGATTTGCGCTGACAGCATAGGTGCTGATGAAAGTCTTGACGGTCGAAAGAGAAGCGTTGCCCGCAAGAGATACGCTCTGAGACTCTGCCACGACATACGCGTGACCCGAGCCGAGGATGATCTCGTCTTTATTGGCTTGTGCCATTAGGTTGCCTCCTTTTCTGTGAGTGAATCTTCTAAACTGTATGTGCTCATATAGAGCTGTTCCGTCGGCAGATAGCTCTGCATACGGGTAAAATGTAACCCCGTGTCATACAGCCACGAGGTGAAGGCGCTGTCTTTGCCGTCCTCGGTATAGAACTCTATGTCGAGGTCGTGAAAACGCACCATATTGTTGAAATCACCGCCCTCGGTGGTGACATCGTCAAGGTAAACGATGAAAGGGCAGCGGACGCGATTCGGTCTGCCGTTCGCGTCCCTCGGAGGAAAAGCAGTCTCGGCAACCGGCACAGCTGAGTTGTAGCTCTCAAGCCACTCCTGCACCGATTCTTTGTTGATTATGTTAATCATCTGCCCACCTCCAGTTTGTCTGCCACATAACTTTCGCCGTTTGAGTCAAGAAACTCCTGACCTTTCATAAAATGAGGAAACTTGCGCGTTCTGCCGCCGTTGCGCGTGGCGTGTCCCTTCTCAAGCAGGTGTGTCAAGCGGTACTTGTCACCGCCCGCGTGAATGATATGGGTTGTCTGCGCACGAGAGCTTGTCCGTTTCTCAACCGCAAAAGCCGCGATATAATTGTCCCAGCTCTTACCGCCCTGCACGGTGTTGCTCTGCTCTTTGGCGGCTTCGGCGACAACCTTCATTGTCTCGGCCGCAAGTTCCTTTATTGCTTTGTCAATCTCGCCCTGCATTTCTCTGCCGTACTCCGTGAAGTCAAAGAAGTTATTCGCCATCAGCGATTCACCTCATACTCCGTGAGCGTCAGCACCGTGTGCGGCGGTGTGCCCGTGCGTATGGGCTGAACGAGCTCAATGACATATTTATCACCGTCAATGGTGCATAAATCGTTCGGATGAACTTCAAGAGTGTACGGCACCTTGATTATCGCAGCAATGTTCACGCTTGCTGTGCGGGCGGTGTAATGTCGCTTATAAGAGACACCGGACTTTCCGAAGCGGTACTGTCTGCCGTTGATAATCGCGGTGCCGTCAGAAAAGGTGACGAAAGTGGTGAACTCATTCTTCGCCACTGTCCTCGCCACCTTTCATATAGGCACAGTTGAGCGCGAGAAGCTCGGGTTGATATTCAACTGAAAAGAGATTCTCGCGCTGAGAAAATGCGTATCTTGCGTATGCAAGTAAAAGCTGTTTCGCGTTGAGGTCGGCTGTGAAGTCCAGCTCCGCCCCTGCCACGTCGTTGAGGAAATACTCGCCGCTCTCAGCAATACTGCGGAGCTGCGCCGCAACGCGAAGACTTTGAATGTCGGGGATTGACGGGTCGTAGCCCTGCTCAATGAGCATTTCGTCTATAATACGCTCACTGACCGCCATTCAACATCACCCCACAGCTTCTTCAGGATCTTCAAGAGTTAAGCCGCTGAGGTCGAAGCACTGCTTCGTCTCGTGCGTGCCGTCACTCTGAATGATGACGATAAGCTGCTCATTGATGTCGTCAATTTTGAATACGCCGTTCCTGTCGGGATCGTCGAAACACTCGACAAGACCAGTGCCTCTGCTCGGGTCAAGACCGACCTTGAGTGAGGTTGTGTTCGTGTCAAGGCTGCTCCACTTGAGCGCCAGGAAATAGCCGTCTCCGCTTAAAGGACCGGTCTCGCAGAGTCCGCCCTCGATGAACTTCAATGTGCCGGTGATCTTGTCACCTGTCACAGTGATGTTGCTCTGAAGGTCGGACGCTTTCTTCTCAGTCCACGGGAAGGTCGCTGCATCAGTCTCGGAGGCAACTGTGCAGCCGCTTAAAAATTTGCTTCTTCGACAAGGATGGTCTTCGGCTGAAGGTTTGCAACTGAGTAATAACCGAAGGAGGTGTTGTCGATGGGTCTGCCGTTGGCGAGAATCTTTGATTTGTAAACGCGGACATCGTCAAGGAATCTCGCCTCATCGCTGAACTCAAGAGCGCCGCTCTTGCCGCCGAAGCAGATGCCGAGCTTGTAGTTCTTGGCTACACCGATGACAGCTTTGTTTGAGGAAATCTGTGTGCTCTTCACGAAGCGGATGGGAAGAGCTGTTCTGACATCCCTGAAGAGAGGATCATACACAGCGGGGAATACTTTGCCGTAGTATGTTGCAGGAGAGCAGACGAAGAGGAGCTCGTCAAACTGCCTCTCTCTGCCGTTGCCGTCAACAGCGTAGGTCGCAAAGAGCGAGCCGACAGTGGCAGCGTCAAGTTTGGTGAGAGAAACGGCTTCTTTCTGTGCATAGCCGGTGCTTGCATCGAAAGAGCTGATGTCTCTGTCCATACCTGCGGGCATGTTCTTGCCTGTGCCGCTGATGATAGCAGCTTCAAGACCGCAGCCGACAGCTTCGACAAGGATTGCCTGAACATAGGCAGCGATGAACGGAGCGCCCGCCTGAATCATATCCATTGAGATGGGGATGAAAGCGGAGAGCTTACAAGCGGTGAGGTCAATCTCGGCAATGTTGCCGTTGAGCTCGGTGCTGATAGCTGAGCCGATAGCAGCCCAAGTCGCAAGCTGAGCGGACTGATTGTTGACGAGAATCTTCGTCAGGATGGTGGTGTCGACAGCGTCAACAGCGTCAACAAGCTCGAACTGAGCTTTGATGTCGGCAAGAACTTCAGCAAGGAAGCTCTCGGGATAAGTGTAGGAGATGCCCGTGAAGCTGTTCTTAATGTCGCCGGTCTCTACGGCTTTGCCGTAGGCGTTCCAGAACTTGGTCTCCTCGGAGGTGAGCTGCTTGATGCCTCTCTGAGCAAGGATTGCTGTGTCCTGGGTCTTCTGATAGTCGGCATAGGATGCCATCAGGTCGCTGCGTACGCTTTCAGCGTAGTCTGCGAACACATCAGCCATCTTGTTGCCGTCATTGGATTCGAGGGCGTTCTTGAAGCCCTCAGCGAATTCGTTGCGAATTACATCGAGTGATTTCATTTCGATTTTGTCCTTTCTTTAGTTTATTTTAATATTCTGAAGCATATCAAAGAGCTTCGCCCTCAGAGCTGCTTGCTTACTGTCTTCTTTGGCTTCCTCGATAGCTTCTTCAACTTCTTCAGCTACCTTGTCAGCCGCTATCTCGTCCGCGAGACCGCAATCAACGCACTGCTGCGCCGTCAGCCAGGTCTCTGCACCGAGAAGCTCAACGAGCTTGTCTTCGCTCATTTTGTAACCGACCTTTGCGAGGTACGCCTCACGGATTGAAGCGTCTATCACATCAAGGTCTTCTGCCATTTTGCGAAGCTCGTCCGCGTTGCCGCAGGCGCAAGTCCACGCTTTGTGAATCATCATCAAGCTCGCGTTGCCCATCACAACCTTGTCGGCTGCCATTGCAATCACCGAAGCGATTGAGCACGCAAAGCCGTCAATGTACGCCGTGACTGTTGCCGCGGAGCGCTTGAGCTGCGTGTATATGCCGAGCCCTTCTTTGACATCGCCGCCGTAGCTGTTGATGTACACATTGATTTCGGCAACCTCGCCCGCGTCTTCAAGCTGTTTGGCAATCGCCATCGCGCTTGTGTCGCTCGCGATGAGCTCGCCCGTCCAAAAGTCGTAGCTGTCGCCGACAATGTCGTTATACAGATACAAATTAAGCGCGTTGTTCACCTGGTCTTTAGCGAGAGCAAAAAAGGCATTAGGTGTCTTCTTCATTCTCTTCACCCCCTTCCTCGCTTACTGTGGTGACCTGCTCCCCAACCGGCGAATAGTTCTTCGTCATATAGTATTCGGTGCTCCACCAGGTGTTGAGCGGAACATCGCCGAGCTTCTCTCTGACCTCGTCAACATTGTAGAGAGCCGAAGCAATAAGCTTGTCGGCACTGTTCGCCATTTCAAGCAGGTCGAAATGTTTGATTGCTGTGGTATCTATCTTGACTGTCGTACCCTTGCGGAACGCTGTCGCGCCGATTCTCTTTCTAATCAGCTCGGTTTCAATCGTGTCGCACAAAGGACATATACAGACGGTCAGCATTTCATTGAGCGAGGAGTCGAGGTCGGCAACATCGCCGAGCAGGAGCGAGCCTGGAATCTTGAACGCCTGCGCCGTGCGGGTGAATGCCTCTTTTGTGAGCGAGAGCATATTGCCGACATCCTGCTGTCCTGTTGTCAGGGCGGCGAGCTCACGGTATTCAACGCCGTTCGGCAGAGCAATCAGCGAGTTTTCCGCATTGTAGAAGCTCTTGAATCGGTTGTTGAACAGATCGTCGAGCTCTTTTTTGCGTTCTTCGGTGCCGGTCGCGATTTTGTTCAGGTCGAGCACGCCTTTTCTGCCGCCCGAGCGCTTAAACTTGTCCGCGGCGTTGCTGATTAACTTCACATAGCCCGTCAGCAAGCTGTCGAGCAAGCCCTTGATGTTGCTGTTAGCATATCTGAAGTACATAACATCCTGCTCGCTGAAGGTGCGGCTGAACTCAAAGTCGCCGCGGCGAACATTTTCATAGATGTTAGGATAAAGCGCGTAGGTTTTGCGGTTGAAGCTGTCCGCAATCAGTAGCTGCCCGCCGCTCTCAACCACAAGCACCTCGTTGTAATAGAGCAGTTTGGAAATCAGCTCCATAAAGAAATCGGAGGCGTTTTGGTTGACATTCGGCTCGTAGTTCAGCAGGTAGTATTCGCGGTCTTTGACGAGCTTGCCTTCGCTGATTGTCTTTATTTCGCACTTCGCAATGATGCCGGCAATCAGATTTATTGCCATCTGCATCGCGAAATCCTGAATCGCGAGGTCGTAGGTGTTGGTGTCCGCAAACAGCTCAAGAAGGTTGTAGCTGTCCTTCTTGCCGAAGCGCGACAGCCAAGAGCTTACACTCATTTGTTTCACTCCTATCCGATGAAGGTCATAATGTCGTTTGTGTCTATTTCAATTTTGCCCTGCTCGACAAGCTCGGCAGACGCTCCGAACGCCGCCGCCATTGCCATAAATCCGTCAGTCATACGGTACTTCGCGTCCTTCTTGCCGAAGGTGATGTTGCCATTATTGTTGATGTCGGCGAAGGTGTTATTCGTAAACCACCGCATCAGCGGATTGTCGCCCCACACTATCTGATGATTGGCGAAGGCGGACTGAATTGTCGGCGCGTATCTCATCTGCGTGACGCGCTTGCACAGCATTACACGGTTTTTGTCGTCAACATCAAAGCCCGCGTCAATCAGGTACTTGCGAAACAGCGTGATCCGGAAATTATCCATACCGAGCTTCGTGACATTGTACTTTTCGCCCATCTCTGCGATCCATTGAACGGGAATCTCGGGCGAAATCTCGACCGCATCCACAAGACGGAGCAGCCCCGAGGCGATCCATTGGTCAAGCGGTGCTTTCACATTTCCGAGTGCGGGCGATTTAGAGCACACCCAACTTTGTGTGAGCCAATAGTATATGCCGTCAATGTAAAACAGCAGCCCCGCGCTGACCATATCGCTTGTTTTGGCGTAGTCTATTCCGGCAACACAGTCTTTGCCCGTGAGATCGGGCATTTCTCTGTTGGTGGCGCAGATGTTGTCCCAGCTCGTCACATCGTTCACGGTGACCGCGGGCGGCAAATTCATCCGCTTCGTCATAAAGTCGGTGTTGCCGAGCGGGTTCCTCATATACTCGGCGTATTCGCGCATAATCTCATCGCGCAGATGCGGAAAAAACGGCAAGCTCGGATTCGCCTTGCCGAAGTTTGCGGGATTCTTTACTTCGTCAGGATCATCGAGCTTGCATATAAACGGGTACGCTCCGAGGTCGGGCGCGCCCTTAAAAAGTATATCGGCGGCGCTGTCTTTCAGCTCATCAAGCGGTCCTCCTCTGACATTGCCGTCAGTCGTAAAAATGCCGACTCGCGGAAACGGTCTCTTGCCGAGCCCTGTCTTCGCAACAGTAATCAGCTTGTTGTTTTCGTACGCGTGGTACTCATCGAATACCACCATCCCGCTCTGAAGACCGTCTTTTGTCTTCGCGGAGGATGTGCGGAACTTTATCTTGCTCTGCGTCGCAAGGTTGATGATGTCTTCCTTGTTCCAATTAAACTTCGCCTGAAGCGCGTTGTCTTCAAGCACGGCTCTGATTTCGTCGGGCGAGGTCTTCGCCTGGTCTTCGCTTGTTGCAAAGATATCAATGTTATATCTCTTGATTCCGTTGACAGGTGTTGACAGCGCGAAGCTCTCAAACGAAATATATCCGTTTTTGCCCGCACCTCTGCCGAGGAGCACATCTATCTCGGGAAAGCGCAGATTGCCGTCAGCTTTGTACAGGCAGTTGTGAATGGTGAAAAGGTATTTTTCCCACAAAAAGAGCCGGAACGGAAAATACCGTACCAGCCCCATATATCTCGTGAACTGTTCATCATTGAAATGAACATCCTCTTCTTTTAAAACTCTGCTCAGCAGCTGAACGCCCGCGACCTGTTCCTTGCAGACCGGCTGTGAGCCGTGCAGCACCTGCTCGGTGTACGCTCGGACAATCTCGTCACAGGTCATCGTCGCTGCCCTCTGTGTCGACTATTGCATCAGGGCTTAAGCCCAACTCTTTAAGAATGGCAAGCATCAGCTTGTGCGTTTGCCTCTGCGATGCAATCGACGGGTTTTCTTTCTCCACAATCACTCCACCCGGCTTTTCTTCAACGACTACGAGACCTCGCGTTTCGATGTCCTTGGCAAAGCGCTCTTTCAGCGCAATGTATTTCATATAGTCGTCAATCAAATCTTCAAACACCGGGATGAGAGCGTTGCGCTTTTTCATCTGCTCAACGAGTGAGCGTCGAATCTCGCGCCTGCGCTTTTCGGTCACGCTCTCACCTTCCTTTTGTTACTTATCTCTATAAATAGAAAAAATGGCTCGAAATCGAAACAGTCTTGCCCCCTCTACCCGATATCCCCGTTGATAAAAAATATCGAAAAGTTTTGACCGGGGGGTGTCACCATTTTTCATCGTTCCACTTTTTTTCTGTCGGCTTCAGCATCTTTTCGGGATGGACTTCATTGTGGCAGCCGTAGCACAATGAAGTCAGGTTGCTGTCGGTCAATGCGAGGTCGGGTCGCTTGTCTAAATGCTCGATGTGATGCACAGTGTTCGCTGTGGTCAGCCTGTGGTGAACTGTGCGGCAGCGCTGGCACTCGTGATGGTCGCGCCTGAGAATCTCTTGCCTCTTGTGCTTCCACTCCTTCGTGTTGTAGAACGCCTCGCCCATCTCTGCTATCTCCCGCACGGTGTGCCTCTTATATGTCTTCATAGCTGTCCCCCTTGCGGGGAAGCGACCGCACCGATGCAGAGTGCAGCCGCTTCTTTTTTAGAGGTGATGTGTAATGGAGGAAAAACAAATACAAAAAACTTAACCCAACCCAAAATGCCCTGTGGAAAGCCGTAGCCCTTCAGCTTTCCACAATACCACTATACAATGTTTTTATGTAACATACTATCACATGTTTATGCCTGCCTTTATTTCAGGCCCGTGGAACAAACGGAACAAGGAACAAGCATTTCTATATACATACGCGTGTGTCTGCGTACGCACAGTGATTTTCTCTTAAGCGTTGCAGACATATTGGTATTTGTTGTTTTTTTTGTTGTTTTTGTTCCACTTGCATTATTAAACAGTTTTAAAGCGTTATATATCAAGGGTTACAGAGTGGAACAAAAAGTGGAACGAACCCCCGATTTTTTGTTCCATAGCGCCCCCTTTGTTCCGGAACAAAGTTTTTGAAATTCAGCCGTTTTTCGTGGTTTGTTCCCGGTTTGTTCCACCTTTGTTCCATCCCAAATCTGCAGCGTTTTGCTGCAAAAATGGGATAAAAAAACAACCCCGCCGAAGCGAGGCTGCCTGCATATTAATTGATATTTTTCAAAAAAAATTTTCGCGCCGATAATCGTTGTATCGGCGCGGTTTTTAATATTGTTCAAGTTTAATCAGTGCCGAAGCGTGCAGCCTGTGTATGTGCTGGTAACTGAAATGGAGCTTATATGCTGTTTCTTCCCACGAGAGCCGGTCGAGATAATAAGAGCGAATAACGGCGCGCTCGTTCGGGCTCAGGTGCTCGGCAGCGGCTTCGATTCTTAACCTTTCAGCCGTGTATTCCGCTAAATAGCTCAGATACTTTTGCTCGAGCATAATGTATCGTTCTACGGCGGTCTCTGTCAGAGAGCCCTCGCCCGAGTGACTTGTGACCGGAGCCGAGTAGTCAACGCCCTTCGGGCCTATTTCGTCCTTCATCTGTTCAAGCGAACTTTTCAGCTGTACGACCTCTCTCGCTTTTACCCTGAATGCCTTCAGTTCTTTTTTTGTCATCGCTTCACCCCCGTTATCTCGAGCCTGAGCGCCTCGATGGCGGCGTTCTGACCTGTCTCTTTACGCTGCAGCGCCTTCAGCACTCGTTCATCGTGTGTGCCTTGTATTATTAAGTGATATATACGGCAGACGCTCTTCTGCCCCGGTCTGTTCAGTCTTTCGTTCGCCTGCTCATAGAGCTCCAGCGACCAGGTGAGACCGAACCATATAATAATATGCCCTCCGTCCTGAAGGTTCAGACCGTGCCCGATGCTCGCAGGATGCGCGACGGCAACGGGTATTTTGCCCGCGTTCCAGTCGTCCATATCCTTCGGAGAGTCCAACTGCCGGCAGTCGATACGCGCCTTAATGCGCGCCGCGTCGTGCTTGTAGTTGTAGAGAACGAGTACCGGTTCACCGCCTGCCTGTTCGATAAGCTCTTCAAGTGTTTCGAGCTTAACGGTGTGCAGCTCGTGCACGCCGCCATCCATATCGTATACTGCACCGTTCGCGAACTGTAACAGTTTGTTGGTCAGCGCGGCTTCGGTGCCGGCGATGATGTTCTGCTCCGCGTCAAGGCACTCAAGCACCTTCTCTCGCTCAAACTTTTTATATCGTTTCAGCAAATCCCTTCCGGGGTCAATAAGTATGTCTTGATAGACCTGTCCGGGCAGTTTGAGAACATCTTCTTTTCGCAGGCTCATACAGATGTCGCGGATTTTGCCGTATATTTCGTCCTCCGCGCCCGGCAGCGGCTTATAACTGTATACAATGTGTCCGTTCATACGGTCGGGCTTCAGGTATTTGCCCCTGAACACGGAAAGCGTCTTGCCGAGCCGCTCTCCGCCGTCCAGCAAATACAGCTGAGCCCATAAGTCCTCAATACCGTTCGGGCGCGGCGTGCCTGTCAGCCCTATAATGCGCTTAATCTGACCGCGGACCCGGCGAAGCGCCTTCCACCGCTCGGAGCTGCGGTTTTTGAAACTCGACAGCTCATCCACAACCACTATTCTGAACGGCCAGCGGTGGTAGCTCTTTTCGGCGGTGTCAACAAGCCATTTTACATTCTCACGGTTGATGACATACAGGTCATACGGACCGCCTGAAGCGGCTGAGCGCAGAGCTGCACTCCGCTCTGCTGCTGTGCCCATCATCCGGCAGACGCGCAGGTGCCGCAGGTGTTCCCACTTGGCGCATTCGTTCGTCCAGGTGTTCTCGGCAACGCGCTTCGGTGCAATAACGAGCACAGGGCCGTCTTCGAGGTACTCGTGCAGCATAAGGTCAACCGCGGTCAGCGTGGTTACCGTTTTGCCCGTGCCCATACCCCAAAACAGGGCTGTTGCAGGGTGTTCTGTGAGCCACTTGATGCCGGCGGTCTGATGTTCATATGGAGTAAAATTCAAGACATCACCCCTTGTCAAATTGGTCAATATATTTGATAATTGCGGCGATGTCCGATTTGCCGCAGACATAATAGTGCCTGAAGCCGAGAGCGGCGAGCTTATCGCGCCACCACTCCTGGCGCGCGGCTATCACTCCGCCGGGCCTCTTAAGCTCGGCAAAGATTATCAAGCCCCCGGGGAGCAGGCAGATGCGGTCGGGAACACCCGCCCAGCCGGGACACACCCATTTGAGGCAGAGCCCGCCGCGCGCCTGCACCGTTTCAACGAGAGAGCGTTCAATCGTCTTTTCCTGCATCGGTTGTAGCTTCATAGGTTTCGTCGTCTCCGTCTTCGTCAATAATAGGGCCATACATAACATCGAGCAGTTTATCGACCATACCGCCGCCGGTTCTTTCAACCTTTTTAAGTGCTTTGAGCTCGTCGGCGGTCATTTCAATTTCAATATATTTCATTTTGTTTCACCTCTCATATCTGCCCTGCCTCTCATATCTGCGCCGCAACAGGGGCAAAAATTCTCAACGGGTTCAAATCCCGGGGCGTGGGCGAGGAACTCAAAAAGTGTTCCGCATATTGAGCATTTTATGCCTAACATGCCGGGCTCCCACTCCCCTTTTATCGGTACGGCTCTTTTATTCCACGCGTCACTTACCTCTTCTTTCTCAGCTAAGCCTGAAAAAGACACGCCCGCCTTACAGCTGAAGCATTTTACCATGTAATTGCCCGTCATAGCCCTGACGGCTATTACATTCCAGCTGCCGCAAAAAGGGCAGGGCTTTAATTTTTCCGTTTCTGTCATGAAAGGGCCTCCTTGACAATTTGCCTAATATTTCTTTCGAGATTTTCCTGCATTACGGCATAAAGTGTGTCTTCATAAACCACACTCGCTGCGGCGGCCTTAATTTTCTGCGATATCTCCTCTACGGAGTCTTGCACGATTAAAAAATCCTCGCATTCGGAACAGTCATCTTTCATAAATCTTATAAGTGTTCCCCCGCTCTGTTGGGGAACTAATATTTTAATTGCTTGAGGGTTTATATATGAGTCGGATATTAAATCTTCGGGTTCATAGCCGTATCTCTCGATGAGGGTGATTACGGAAACCTTTATGAAATGTATCATTCTCCTGTTTTCCTCCTTATAATAAAAAATCATCGTCGTTTTCTGCCGCGGTTGTTCTTATCCACTCCGCGCCGCAGCCTTCAAGCTGATAGTAGCGCTGGCGGCCGTAGAGCGGGAAGCGCTTGTTATTTTTCGCTTTTTTAGTCCACTCCGGGAACTTGTTTGTGATGATGTCGTTTATCGGGCGAAGCTCCTGCAGCGTCGCTCTGTCGGGGTTCTGACCGAGCGCTTCGCAGAATATCTCTTTCGCGCAGACGGTTGTCCGCTTCAGAACGCCCGGCGCTCTCTCCTTGTCTGTCGAGTTCAGCCAGTAACGGCGCGCGTCAAGCTCCATATCAGCCCAGTTCTCGGGGAGCAGCTTGTTCAGGTAGTCTTCGATTACGCCTATCTGAGGGTCTTCTTCCGTGAACTGCTCCTGAATCTCTCTTGCCACCGCTTCGAGCTTAGCGTTGAGGTACAGTTTTTCGCCTTTGTCATAGTAGTGCTTGGCTTCGGCCCATATCTGATGTACTTCGTCGTCGGTTATCTCGTCCCAGGTCTTTGTGTGAGGTCTGTTACATTCTACGACCCAAAAACGGCGGTTTCCTGTCTTATCGCGAAGGAAGTATGCCTCGTTGGTGGTCGCCACGAAGATACACTGCCTCGGGAACTCGCTCACGCGCCGTGCGTACGCCGGGCGGTATTTGTCCTCCTGCGCCGATAAGAAGTTTTTGACATTTTCTATCTCGGAGCGCTTCATTGAGGCGAGCTCACCGATTTCCATTATCCACACATTACAGAGCTGTTCAAAAGCCTCTTTGCCCGCCATACTTACGAGCGAATCGCTGAACCACTCCCCCGCCAGGCGCTTGAGAATGGAACTCTTGCCTATTCCCTGCTTGCCTTTAAGACTGAGGATGTAGTCGAACTTACAGCCGGGGTTGTAGATGCGTGCCACAGCGGCAACAAGGGTCTTGCGCGTAACCGTGCGGGTGTATTCGGTGTCCGCCGCGCCGAGGTAAGTGATGAGCAGCGTTTCAACCCTCTCAACACCGTCCCACTGCACCTCTTCAATGAACTGTTTGACCGGGTGCACGCGGTGACGGTGCGCGGTGTTGTCAACCGCGTCGTATATACGGTCCTTTCCCTGCAGTCCGATTCGTTCAAGGTAGAAGCGCAGAGCTGCGTCATCGTGGTCCTGCCACCGGCGGAGCGTTTTCCCTTCAGGCATCTTCTCCCACGGCAGGTCGGCAACTGCGACCTCACGGCGGCCCATTTCGTCATAGGCGATTTTGTCTTTTATGTTCGGGTCGTTGTTAAGAACAATAAAAACATTTTCAATAGACTGCACAAGAGCCCCACGGTCGGTATGCTTGAGCTTTTTTGCCCAGTCTGTCTCACTCTCTGCGGTCAGGTCTTCAAATTCTTCGCCGATGTCCTTTATACGGTCTTTGTGCAGCTGCACTTTCACTTCATCGAGCTCAGAGCAGAACTTG